TTTTGAAGGTTACAACGGATCATGGGTTACAATGACTGATGGTCTAAGAGATAACGACGGTGACACATATATTACAGCAGAACTTACACCGGGCGCTAATGATAACGTAATTAGATTTTATAACGCAGGCTCCTTAACAGCAGACTTAACAGCCGCTCGATTCAGTACAAATAAACTTATTGTTGATGATATTGAAATCGACAATAATGAGATTAAAACGATAACTACTAATCAAGACTTAGTGTTATCAGGAAACGGCACAGGCGGCATTGTATTAGATAATTTTAAATTTGCTAACGCTACCTTTACAAATACTGTTACAGATAGTGTTACTACGTTTAACTCAACAGGCACTGGTTATTACAAGTTTGCAGGAACAGGTGGTGTTGTAATTCCAACAGGTAACAACACACAAAGACCTGCATCAATAAATGCAGAAACAGGCATGATGAGATACAACAACGAGGACTCTCGTGTTGAAATCTATGACGGCACTAACTGGGTTAGTGTAGCAGGTGCAAGCGGCGGGATAAGTAGAAATGATGCAGAAGCGATCGCACTCGAATATGTATTAGTATTAGGATAAAAAAATGGCAACATATTTTAGAACAAAAGTAATTAAAGATGTAGGAACACAAAAAATTGAAGTGTTTGAAGTACCGGCAGCAACCAATGCTACGGTAATTGGACTCAACTTAGCAAACATTACAGACTTTGCAGTACAAGCAAGTGTTTATATAAAAGACGACACTAGTGTTGAAGGGTTCTATGTTAAAGGAGTAATGATACCTCCACAAACAAGTTATAAAGCAATGATCGGCGGTGAAAAGATTATTTTACCAACAGGACATAGTTTATTAGTACAATCAAATGCAAGCAATAGTGTAGATGCTATTGTTAGTTACGTAGATATACAGTAAGGAGCAATAAATGACACAATATGCAGGAAATGATGTAACAAGTGTAACTGGCAACATTGACGGTAGATACATGTATGCTCTACGTAGAACAGATCAGGGCGAATTGTTTTTTACAAAAATAGATCAAATGGAAAGCGGTGCAAGTATACAAATTAACTCACCCGGCGACCCAACATATAATTATAATGATTTTGAACAAGGTATTGATTTTTATGAAGGCAGAGATCAAAATCACGAAGTTGTGTATCCAAACTTAAACTACGAACAACTCCGCTGGGACAATAGACATTTAAATTACTATGTTAACGATGAAGGCGAATTTGTACTAGTGTTTAACGAAGCACATACATATGCAACTGATGTTAGTAGTGACGGAACAACAGCATATAATAAAAACTTTTATCAAATTACTATTGCAAATGACGGCACACAAAATAGATATTATTTTGGAGGAATTAAAACTCCAACACTAAATTTATATGAAGGACAAACATATACATTTGGACAAAGCGACTCTACTAATAACACACACCCAATTAGATTTTCAACTACAGCAGACGGAACACACGGTGGTGGCGTAGAATATACAGAAGGTGTTACAGTTTTAGGTGTACCAGGTGTAGCAGGCAGTTACGTTAAATTTAAAGTGCCAACTAACGCACCAACCTTGTACTACTACTGTAAAAATCATAGTGGTATGGGCGGACAAATAAATACACTTACATAATTAGTGAACAGGAAAGATAATGGCAGAATTTAGAATTGATAGAATTAGATTTAACTGGAAGGGCTCTTGGGCCGCTTCAACTTCGTACATTAAAGACGATGTTATAAGTTATGGTGGTAAAGTATTTGTTGCATTATCAAGCCATACTGCAAATACAGACTTTAATACAGACTTAGACTTTCTTGTAGCAGGTGAATCTACTCCTAAATGGGAGCAAATGGGAGACGGTCGTCAGTGGAAAGGCGATTGGCAACCAGAAGCATTTTATAAGGTTAATGATGTTGTAAAATACAGAGGCATATTATATAATTGTATTGATAGTCATACTAGTGTAAGCACACTAAGTTTAGGACTTGAAAACGATGATGCAAAGTGGACCCCATTTGCTAAAGGTGGTAACTATCTTGCACTTTGGACTGCTAGTACTGTTTACAAGAAAAACGATTTAATAAAGTATGGCGGAACTCTGTATAGTTGCGTAGTTGACCATACAAGTAGTTCTACCGAAGTTGGTTTAGAAATTGATCAAGCAAAATGGACTGTTTATAATAGAAGTGATAATTGGCGTAATGTTTGGTTAGAAAATACAAGATACAAATCAGATGACATCGTAAGATATGGTGGCAATGTGTATCGTTGCATACTTGGACATACTAGTAATAATGATATTAGAGAAGGTATTGGATCAGATCTAGGCGATGATTCAACAGCGGCGAAATGGGAATTAGTAGTTGTAGGTATAGAATTTAAAGGTGCATGGTCTCATACACAGTGGTATAAAACAAATGATATTGTAGTTTATGGACCAAACTTATATAAAGCAAAACGCGGCATGAGTGGTACAAGTACATTTGACGACACCGCTGACTGGGACATTTGGTTACCAGGATTAGGGTTTGAAGGTTTATGGTCTGCTAACGAAGCGTATCAACCAGGTGACATTGTAAGTTATGGTGGTTATACATATACTTCTTTAACAATTAATATTGGCTCCAATCCAAGTGCATTTGGATTAGAACAAGACGGTGTTGGATCAGACTGGGAAGTGCTAGTACGTGGATACACTATGAAAGGTGAATGGGATATTACTGTTCCTTATCTTCCAGGCAGTGTTGTACGTAAAGGCGGATACTTATACGAATCATTAGTAAATATTTTACCAGTTGAACTAGTTGAGCCTGGCGATCCTGACACTGATACGTCAGCATCGTGGAAAACATTAGTAACTGGATTGGCTTGGAAAGGCGAATGGAAAGAATCAAAAACTGTTGACGGCGATAGTAGTTTCTTTCAATATTATCCAGGACATACTGTTATGGATGAAAGTGAAACTTACATTTGTATAACTCAACATTATAGTAATTTATTAGAAGCAAGACCAAGAATTGACACAGACGTACTAACAGGCAACGATAATTATTGGAAAAAATATGCCGGAAACAACGAAACAAGTGCAGAGAACAATGTTTTGCGTTACACTGGTGATGTTAGAACTTACGGAACTAAAGATGACGGATCTACATTAGGAACACAGAGATTAGAAATTGGTAAGACTGGAGAACTGTTAAAAGTCGGCGAGACTGATAATTTAAAATACGAAAATTTATTTGAAATTAATAAAGTTTGGTATGTTAGTGAAAAAGGTTCAGACTTAGTAACTAGTGGTAAAAACCCAGCAACACCGTTTAAGACTATAAAGTATGCTTGTCAATTTTTACAAGGTAATTTAGCAGAAAGAACCCCGGCAACAATATTTGTAGCAACTGGCGCATATAAAGAAATAATACCAATTGTTATTCCTAGAGATACTGCTATTGTAGGTGACGAATTGCGTAGTACAGTTATTCTACCAGCAGACGGATACGAACTTGATAACATGTTCTATATGCATAATGGTAGTGGTTTAAGAAATTGTACACTACAAGGATTAACTGGAACACTAGGCAATGCCAACGATAATTTAACTCGGCGCCCTACAGCAGGAGCATACGCTTCTTTAGACCCGGCAACAGGGCCTTCTGACATATATGCACATATTATAACTAAATCACCATATGTACAAAACGTAACAACATTTGGTACAGGGTGTATTGGTATGAAAGTTGACGGTGACTTACATAATTCAGGAAACAAATCAATCGTTGCTAACGACTTCACACAAATTTTAAGTGATGGTATTGGCTACTGGGCTAACGGTGATGGTAAATCAGAACTTGTTTCAGTGTTTACTTACTATTGTCATATTGGATATCTAGCAACAGCAGGCGGTAAAGTACGTGCATTGAATGGTAACAACTCTTATGGAGATTACGGTTCAGTTGCAGAAGGATTTGATATTGACGAAGTGCCTATTACAGCAACAATAACTAATAGAACTAAACAAGCACAAATTTATCAAACATATACTGATAACGATAAAGTCTTTGGTGTTGCGTATACCCATGCAGGCGAAGGATACACAAATGCTCAAATGGATATTACTGGTAACGGTTCCGGCGTTATTGCTACGTTTAATGAGTTTAGACAAGGTGGAATACGTCAGGTATATGTTACTGAAGAAGATTCAAATTTTATTGGCGGAAGTAATTATACGTTTAAATCAAACAAAGCACAGATTGGAACCCCATCTCAACTAACACTTAGTGGAGCAGATACTGGCACAGAGGCTGGATATATTGGACAAAGATTGTTTATATATGCAGGCAAAGGCGCAGGTCAATATGGTAAAATTGTTGGATTTAGTACAGTTACAAAAAGAGCCGATGTTGAAAACGAAACAAGCGGCTTGCCTGGTTGGGAACATGTTACAGGACAGCCTATACAGGCTTCATTAAACGATACAACACGTTATTATATTGAGCCAAGATCAGTAGTAGCAGAGCCAACTTATAGTCTTGGTAGTCAGTCATTAGGAAGTTTAAATCCTTGGTTAGACGTAGAAGTTGGCTTATATAATACAACAGATATTTACGTTGCAAGTTATGTCAACGGAGTATCAGTAAGCACTGATGGTAATAGTTGGACAGAATCTTCCAGGACAGCCAAAGGCGGATTAGTTGGCATTGGTAACGGAAAGATTGCACTAGTAAATCCAACAGGAACTACTAATGCAGGATCATTTAGTAGTAATGGTGGAGCAACTTGGAGTGATACAACTATAGGGTTATCGGCAACAAATACTGTAACAGGTGTTTCTGGACAACCAAATGGTGATGTTATGCTTGCTACATACGTAGATTCCAGTGGCACAACTACAGGAATATTAAGATCAACAGACGGCGGCAATACTTGGGGCGCAGGTGCGGCCCTTCCAACAACTAGTCGATATCAAGATGTTGCATATGGCGGAGGCGATGGTTACGGAAAATGGGTAGTAATTTCAGGAACTGCATCAAATCCAAGTAACGCAGGCGCTTATTCAACAGACGATGGGTCAAGTTGGACAGCATTTACACTTCCAGCATCAAGTGCATGGTCAAAAGTTGTATGGGGAAGAGATAGATTTGTAGCAGTTACTAAAAAAACTGATAGTAGTCCGGCAGAAACAGCAGTTAGTTTTGATGGTATTACTTGGTCCCAAGGCGTTATGGAAGCAGGCGAATGGACTGGTATTGGATACGCACAAGGAACGTTCTGTGCAGTAAAAAGTGACACAGGTGCAGAATCAGATGTAATTGCATTTAGTAGAGACGGATTTAGTTGGAGAAATAAATTATTAACAGGTGGTGCTGAAACTAGAGCAGGCGTTATTGGTTCGAGTACAACGAGTGAATGGTGGGTTGTAACTAATAACGAAAGCAACGCAGATAAAATTACATACGGTACACAAGCATTATGTAGACCGATAGTAGGTAGTGGAAGAATTGGTACCTTTATTTTACACGAAACAGGAGCAGGATATACTTCAAGTCCGACAGTAACTGTTCATGATAATACAAATACTTTAGACGTAACAACTAATGCTGAAGTTGCTAACGGCGTATTGCCGCAACCAACAATGACTAATTTTGGTACAGGATATTTTAGATCTAAAGCATCAATTAATGTTAGTAGTAACGGCTATGCTGATATTGCACAAATTGCCGATGAACTAATTCTTGAAAATGTAAATCGATTACCAGGACCTGGTGATAATATTAGTATTAATGGCATTGAAGGAGTTACATATTTTGTTGTTAAAATTAAAGCACAATCAGGTGTACTTGGCGCCTTTAATTTAACATTGCAAATTAGTCCAAACTTAGGACGTAAGGAAGCACCAGAGCACGGTGAGACAGTTATTGTTAGACAACAGTATAGTCAGATTAGATTAACAGGACATGATTTCCTAGACATTGGTACAGGTAACTTTAGTAGCACAGCATATCCAGGACTTTATGTATTTGGTTATAATCCAGATGATAATGCTGAACCAAAACAATTTAACGAAATTAGTCAATATAATGGTGGTCGTGTGTTCTACACAAGTACTGACCAAGATGGTAACTTTAGAGTAGGTGAATTATTTGAAGTTGAACAGTCAACAGGAACAATTAGTATTAATGCTAGTTTCTTTGAACTAGACGGACTTGAAGAACTTAGACTAGGCGGCGTTGTACTTGGAGGTACAGGGGCTGTTGTTAGAGAGTTTAGCACAGATCCAACGTTTGCAGCCAACTCAAATAATATTGTTCCAACGCAACGAGCAATTGGCAAGTATGTGCAATCAAGAGTATCATCAGGTGGTTCAGATCTTAAAGTGAACAGATTAAATGCTGGTGATATTAGTTTTGAAGGTAATAGAATCTTCAAAGTACTAGGCGGAAGTATTGATGTACTACAGGTTGCAAATATACAAGGCAACGTAGAAGGTGATATGGCAGCACAAGCATACTTCCAGTCCGGAGCAATGGGTGGTGAAGGCGGACCAGGATTTGGCGATGATTAATAATAATGATAAATATACAGTATATACGGGTGGAGTAACCAATGGCAGAATTTAAATTAGGTAGAATCAGATTTATTTGGAAAGACGAATGGTCTGAAGCAACCACTTACTACAAAGATGATGTAGTAAGATATGGTGGTAAAACTTTTATGTGTGTAGTAGGACACATTTCACAAACTGACTTTATGTTGGATCTAAATGATTCTACAGCAAAGTGGCAACAGTTTGCAGATGGTCAGACTTGGAGAGGCGACTGGACTGCACAAACAGTTTATAAAATTAACGATATTGTAAAATACGGTGGACAACTATACATTGCTAACACCGGACATATTTCAGACGACGATGCCATTGGTGGTCTTGAAAGTAACTTAGGTGACGATAGTACATCAGCATTTTGGGACCTATTTGGAGAAGGATTTGATTACAAATCTGACTGGGCTATTAATACACGTTACAAAGTTAACGATATTGTTAAGTACGGTTCACGTGTTTATATTTGTACAGGGTACCATGTTAGTGCGCCAAATACTACATCAGGATTAGAATTAAATCAATCTAAGTGGGACATTATTAGTGATGGATTTGATTGGAAAACAGACTGGGCTATTAATACAAGATATAGAATTGGTGACTTAGTTAAATACGGCGGTCAAGTTTATTCGTGTAATACTGGACACACTTCATCTGCAACAACAGTTATTGGTCTTGAAGTAGATCAATCAAAATGGGATTACTTCCATAAAGGTATTGAATATTTAGGTGAATGGGCAAGTGCTTATAGATATAAAATTAACGATGTTGTAAAAGATTCCGGCGGCTTATGGATTTGTACAACTTATCATACATCGACAGTTGCACTAGATTTAAAAACAGATGAATCTAACTGGGCACAATTTATACCAGGATTAGAATTTGAAGATAGTTGGGGTCCTTATTCAGACTACCAACCAGGTGACATTGTAACATACGGTGGTTACACATATGTTTCTAAAACAAACAACACAGAAAAGAAACCAAGTGAACAGACAGCAGATTGGGATGTATTTGCAACAGGATTTAATCTTAGAGGTGTTTACGGCGACGACTCAGCAGGACAGGATTATCTAACTGGAGATGTTGTTACAGTTGGCGGATTTACTTACCTTGCTATTGCAACTTCAAACGGCGTTCGTCCACCTAATACAAGTTATTGGGAAAAATTAAATGAAGGCGTTGAATGGAATAGTGGCTGGACAACAGCGACATATTATGATTTAGGCGATGTTGTTTCACAGGGTGTTAACAGTTATATTGCAGTACAATCACATACTTC